GCATTGTTCCGGAAGATCCTTACTCAGTAACACCACCAGATTTTTCAGTAATTAATCGTCCAGTTAGCTGGGGGGCCGCATAATGGCAAGCGGAATGCACGGACAACATAACATAGACAACACTAATACCGACCATGCTGGAAGACGCAGATTTTATGGAATTTACTCTGGAAAAGTAGAAGATAATAAAGACCCTTTAAAAAAGGGAAGAGTTAAGCTTAAAGTACACCAAACTACTGGCCAGCAAATTACTGCTTGGGCTCCAGGCTGTACCCCTATTAGCTCTATGGCAAATCATCCTGATCATCAAGAGCACACCGCAGCTCAAGTTGCAGCCTTGTTAACTACCACGCCGGTTTCTGTAACCGACTCTAGAGGAGATACTGAGACTGTTCCAGCGCTTACCGTGGTGGCAAAGAGCGGGGCTGGTACCCTTAAGCATCCGCATAAAACTGCCGTGAATGCCACTAATAAGTGGAATGAGTCGTCTGGAACCGTCTATAACGACGCTACAACTACTCAGGAGCATACCCCTCATCGTATTGCCGCTAAAATTGGGCAATTAGTTTGGGTTATGTACATAGCGGGAGACCCCGAGTTTCCAGTATGGATTGGAGTGCAATGAGTTCAGCTATTTCTTTTCCTTTTACATTGGATCCTTTCGGAGTACTAGAAACTACAGACCTTCCTAGTAAAATTTGGACTGACAGAGTACTGACCCTTTTATCTACAAATATAGGGCAACGACCTATATTAACGGATTATGGGACCGACATAATGCGGTATTTATTTGAAAACGAAAACAATACTGCTTTAGGAATAGACCAAGCTATTCGTAGCGCTATTGCTAATTGGCTTCCAGAAATTTCAGTTAAAGAAATAGAAATTACCAATGTAGATTCTGAAGGACGTCTTGTAGTAGACCTAACCATACTTCTTCCAGACAGTACTATTAAAACTTTAGATGTAAGTACAGCAATATTCAGTCTTGACGGCACAATAACGATTGCGAGCTAAAAATGGCCAATGATATTCAAATTGACTACACGTCACGAGATTTCTCAGCTTTAAAAGAAGATTTAATATCTTTAATTCAATCTAGAACTTCTTCTTCTTGGAATCCTTCTGATCCTTCAGATCTAGGCTCAATACTAGTAGAGTCTTTTGCCTATATGGGCGACATTATGTCCTACTACCTAGATCGAGTAGCTAATGAGACCTCTGTAGAGACAGCAATAAAAAGAGAAACCCTATTAAATTTTGCTGCGTTGTACGGGTACAAACCTTCTGGTCCTACCCCTGCAGTTGTAGACGTAACCTTTACTAACATTAGCGACGTAAGCATAGATTTACCTATTGGTACTCAAGTTATGGCCCCATTACTTTACGGCCCCTACACTGAAATTTATTTTGAAACAACTACCGCAGTCATTGCTTTAGCTGCTGGAGCTACTATAACGGTCACCTGTAAAGAAGGAAAGACAGTAAACACCGATCGTCCTGACCTTATTAACCCAGCAAATAACCGACCATTACCTGCAAGCTTAGGTACTTCTGATGGATCAGCAAACCAAAAAATTACAATTATTGACACCGGAATTGTAGACTCTTCTTTATTTATTTATGTAGGTCAAGGCTCTGCGTTTGCTCCTTGGTCATATGTAGAAACTCTTGCTGAACACAGCAGCACTTCTTTAGTTTTTACTACTTCTCAAAATTCAGACGGCACATTAACAGTAGTGTTTGGTGACTCAATAAATGGTGCAATACCTCCCACAGGACAGTTAATTAGTGCGTTGTACAAAGTAAGCACAGGATTATCTGGAAACATTACCTCTGGAGCCGTAAGTGAAGTAACTTTTATTCCTGGCAATATTGATCCAGAAGCAATTTCTTATGTAACAGCTACAAACGCTGTAGAAGCCTTAGGTGGAGCAAACTCAGACGGCGCAGACCAATTAAAATCAAAAATTAAAGCAGCAATTTCATCTAGACGTCGTGCAGTTACTTTAGCTGACTATGAGTACCTAGCTAGTCAAGTGCCTCGAATTGGACGAGCAAAAGCTACAGGGGGCGTATACAGCTCTATAACCCTATATGCTCAAACACAAGACGATGGCTCTATTACTCCAGGACTTACCGGAGACCCTGTAACCACTACTAGTAACTGGAACACTTTAAGTGCCGACCTATCTGCATATTTAGCAGATAAAATTCCTGTTGGAACTACCGTAACCGTACAGCCCCCTACATACGTACCTGTATATGTATCTATGACTGTAAATATTGGGGCAGCATACAGAAAAAATACAGTAAGGCTAAACATTGCAAAAGCATTTCTTAATACCGGAGGCTTGTTTTCTTTTGAAAATAACGGTTTTGGTAGGACTATTTCTCAATCTGCCCTTATTTCAAAAGCTTATGGAATTGAAGGCGTAGAGTCTGTAACTCTTACTAAGTTAAACACAGATAACACTAGCAGTGTCGGTACACTAGCCTTAACTGATGGACAACTTCCGTACTTACTACCAGAAGCGTTAGATATAACTGTTAATGGTGGTTTATCATGATGTTCAAACACATACAAAGAATAGGTAGGTAATATAATGGCCGCAGCATTTCCCCAAAGTATTAAGTCTTTTTCTAACAAAGTAGACTTAGTAAACACTGTCCTTGCTGACCACGTTAACGCCCTACAAGACGAAGTTAGAGCTATTTCTATAGCAATTACGGGTAACCCTAGTACTAACATTCTAACTTCTTCATATTCTGGGGTGTTTGCTAATACCGCTAGTTGGAATTCTGTAGACGAGCGCCTTAACAATATTGAAGCTGGACTAGTAAACGGCGTAGCTGATAGCCCATACTTTAAAAAGTCTGGAGACTCTGTTCAACCAGCTGCTGGAGTTGTAGGGTTAACTATAAAGCCTGTAGGCGGATCTACAAATATTCTTGAGTCATACACTGCAGGAAATGTCCTTGGGTTTAACCTAAACGTTTCTGGCATACCTAAAGTAGGAACTGCAAACGTTCTATATGTTGGTAGCTCAGACCACACTACACTTTCTAACACAGCCAACTCTGCCCTAAACACTGCAGAAGCAATAAGATTTGATCCGTTCTTACTAGCCGGGATGTAATTATTTAAATGGGTAAATATTCGTTTTCTCAATACGGAGTTATTAAATACGGTGAAATTGAAAATAACCGCGTTTATTACAACGTAGGACTTACTGCGTGGTCTTATGACTATGCAAAAATTAAACTTGAGTGGGGCTCTGTAATTATTGACCCCGAAGATCCTACAATAACCCATTGGAAACTTGTTAAGTCCTTTTCTGGCTCACCAATTAACTCTGAAGATGGCATTGTAGTAGACGGTGACGTAATCTCTAGCTATCGTTTAGCGTATGTCGATGAAACAGAATACCCAATGGGTCAAGAAATTAATTACTCCTTTTGGGTATTTAATGGAATTACTTGGATTTTTTGTGGGTCTGCCTCAACGATAGCTGTAGTAGAAACTGATACTTTACCTAAACTTACTCAATGGTTTCCTAGAGCTTGGTTAAACTCTAATGGGTACATAGGAGATGCTACAGGGGAAGTAGAAAATGATGACTTTACTAAAGTTCTTTCTGCATATGCTTTTATGTACGACCGTCTTAGAACAGAAGCTGATTTACTAAGTCTTGCCTCAACGTACCAACAAATTCCGGTATCCCTATTAAAAAGTAAAGTACAAGATTTAGGGTTTGATTACGAACCTACTCTTGGAGATTTTTCTCATAGGTCTTTATTTAGATCAGGTGCTTTAATAAACAGCTTAAAAGGAACTTCTTTAGGCGTAAAAATTTACTCTACTGCGTTAACACACTGGCCTACTACAGTGTCCGTTGGCCACAACATTATGTTAGATTACCGCGACTCTTCATTTGAGGGAAGCACAGGTAACTGGGGCGTAACCGGCGGCACGTTATCTGCTGAGGCATACGCTACTTATACCCCAACACAAACTTACCCTACTGCTGGATTTTATGACGTAATTTTCCCCCCAAGAAGATTAGGTTTTGGACTTGTAACGGCAACCGGTACTGCCCCTATTGTTTTGTCTTTGCCAGGAACTGCGGCAAGTAAGATTAAATACGGAATTCCAGTAAACGCAGGAACTAGGTACATATTTACGGGTCAAGTAAAGCATTTAAATGCTTCTGGATCTTTAGTGTGCACAATTAGTTGGTATAACTCTTTAGGAGCATTAATATCAACTACTACCTCTAGCACAGCGTTAGTAACGACTACTTCTTGGGCTCAATTTTTTTCTAAATCTGATTCTGCTTTAAATGGAGCACTAGCCCCTAACAATGCTATATATGCAGGAGTTACCGTAACAATTACTCCAACAGCAAACACAAATAAGTACTTACTAGATAACTTAATGTTCTGTGAAAGCAGCAAAGTTCTTGAGTATGAAGACGCAAGAAAAGTTACTGTTAGCTTAGAGGGCGATAAAGTAAACAGTATTCCTAACCCTATTTTTGAGCACGGAGTTGGTGGGTGGCAAACTCTAAACGCTACTTTAGTGCAGGATTTGTCTGCTCCAACCGCATCAGTTGTGTTTGGCACAGCAGTTGCAAAAATTACGGCTACTTCTTCAGAACGAGTTGCTTTTGTTTCTGATTGGATTCCTGTAGAGCCCGGAGATAACTATGCGTTTAGCATTTATGTTAGTGGTTCAGCAAGATCTGGCCGTTTACGTATTGAATACTCAACTCAACAGTCTGCAGAAGATCAAACTAGGGTTTTAGTAGATGAAAATGGAAAATACTACCCAACTACCCCTTATTACGTAGATTCCACCCCCGTATTAATAACGGGCACAGCACAAAAACTAGGCGTAGTTAGCGTTGCTCCGGCTAACTCGTTAGATGCTGGAGATCCTTTAGTAAAAGTATCTTTTTATACAGACGAGGCTGAGATAGGTGACGTATTTTATTTTGACGCAGCTTACCTAGAAAATAGCGCAACAGTTACTTCTTTCTTTTCTGGTAATGGAGCAAATGTTCCAGCAAACCCAATTACTGACTCTATATTTGAAAACGATAACTGCAGATGGGAAATAAAAAATAGGGCTAATTACATTACTGATCCTATTTTTGAATTAACTGACGCGTCTCTGTACGTGCCTTGGGTTGCAGGGTCCGGATCTACTTTTACTAGATCTACTACTATTACTCCACCATACGGCACTAAAACAGGAAAAGTAGTAAAAGCAGGCGGTGGAAGTATA